CCGGGTATCAGCAGTATGTCCTGTATGAGCATTATGGATACGGCTATATACGTAACGAGTTGTATAAGGGTGACACGCCGGTGCCCCTTAATGCCATCGATGCCACAAAGGGAATAAAAGATACGAAGTTTGATGATAACATCATCCTGGCTGTGCCCTTGCAGGTGTATGAGTCCACCAAATACGAGGGGCGTGGTGGCAGTATCTTTGATGGTAAGCTGGACAGTTTTGACGCCTTTGACGAGGCCTGGTCCCAGTGGATGGATGCCCTGAGGGCTGGAAGGGCCAGGACGTACATACCGGACTGTCTGGTACCGCATGACCCGGAGACAGGTCAGGTCATCCGGCCCAATCCATTTGACAACCGGTACTTTGCGTCTGATAACGATATGTCGGAAAAGGCCGATAACAAGGTCAACACGGAACAGCCGGCCATCCCACATGACAGCTACCTGGCATCCTACTGCACGGCCCTGGATTTATGCCTCCAGGGCGTCATCAGTCCCAGCACCCTGGGGATTGACGTCAAGAAGTTGGACAACGCCGAGGCGCAACGCGAGAAGGAGAAGGCCACCCTGTACACCCGGAATGCCATCGTGGAGGCCCTGCAGGAGACACTGCCGGAACTGGTTGGCGCGGCAATCAATGCCTATCACATCCTCCTGAAACAGCCGGCTGAGGAGGTCAAGGTGGACATCCCATTCGGCGAGTACGCCAACCCATCCTTTGAGAGCCAGGTGGAGACCCTGGCCAAGGCCCGGCCCGGTGCTCCCATGATGAGCATTGAGGCCCAGGTGGAGGAACTGTATGGGGACAGTAAGGACGAGGCGTGGAAACAGGAGGAGATAGCGCGGCTGAAGGCAGAGCAGGGCATTGCGGAAGTGGAGGAACCCGGGATCAGTACGGCTGCCGGCGGCTTTCAGCTGAACATAGAGGGAGGGGAACCGTATGAAAGTCAAGGTAATGAACCGCCTATATCAGATGAGCCAGAAGGAGTATCAGGGGCTGCTGCAGGTGGCAAAGGAACAGGTCCCGCTGGGAATCTACGCCATTGAGAAACAGGGGTATGCGGAGCTGCGCTGTGATAGGTGTAGCAGCGTCACACAGCTCAAGGCGTTGATACGGCAGTTTAAGGCCGGCGGTTACAAGGTCTACGCAAATGGGAGGTGATGCCCGTGACAGAGTATGATATCGGCGCTGCTTTCAAAGCCATTGAGGATGAACTGATAAAATCCATGATTCGCAACATGGACCGGCACCGGGCCGAGGAAACGAAGGAGGGCATTGAGTGGTCCATGTGGCAGACGGAACAGATGAAAGCTCTGGAAAAGTACAAGAAGGACAACCAAAAGCGGTATGGAAAGCAGTTCCAGGACTTAAACAAGGAGATGGGTGAGCTTATCAGACAGGCCAGGCAGACCGGAAACATGCAGCAGGAAATCAAGATTCTGAATGCAATACGCAAAGGATTTCCGGCCAGGAAAATCAGCAAGGGAGCCACTGCAGAGTTCTTCCGGCTGAATGACCGTAAGCTGGAAGCGCTTATCAAGGCCACTACCAATGACATGGAGCGGGCTGAGACCGCAGTTCTCCGCATGGCTAACGACCAGTATCGGAAGGCCATCTTTAATGCCCAGGTCTATGCAAACAGCGGCGCAGGCACTTATGAGAAGGCCGTGGACATGGCTACCAAGGACATGCTTTCCAAGGGACTGAACTGTGTGGAGTATTCCAATGGTGCCCGCCATACCCTGGCAGACTACGCGGATATGGCCATCCGGACGGCATCCAAGCGGGCTTACCTGCAGGGAGAAGGGGAGAAAAGGCAGGAGTGGGGGATTTCCGCGGTCATCATGGCCAAGCGGGGAAACCCATGCCCTAAGTGCCTGCCATTTGTCGGAAAGGTCCTGATTGATGATGTGTGGTCAGGCGGAAAGAAGTCCGATGGTCCGTATCCTCTCATGAGCAAGGCCATTGCGGCTGGCCTGTATCATCCCAGATGCAAGGATAGCCACACAACATACTTCCCTGGCATATCCACGGCGGACGATACCTGGACCAAGGAAGAGCTGGAAGACATCGGTCAGGCCAATCAGCAGGAGGCTGAACGGAAGTATGCTGCAAGGCAGGTAGAGAAATATGGGCGGCTGGAAGAATATTCTCTTGACCCTGACAATAAGGGGCTTTATCGGGTCAGGAAAAAGGAATGGAAGGGCAGGCTTGATAAGTACCGCAATCATGATATAATAAAGACAGAAGGCTGGGCAGATGATGCGATTGAGAGGCGTAGGCTTGACGAGGCGTCTATTTCTGGTCATAAGAGCGAATATGCTATCTTGTATGACTCCCAGGGAAAAAGGATATTCAAGAAACATGGGGGACAGCATGAAGTGGAATATGATGATATTGAATGGGACGCAATGCCAGGAGGTGTACTGACGCACAACCATCCTTCGGGAGCCACATTTTCAGATGCAGACATTTTTATGTTGTATACAAGCGGATTAAAAGAACTGAGGGCAGTTGGCCGGGATGGTGTATACGTAATGCGGAGGCCTCTGGAATGGCCATCTGAATTAGATACCATGGAGAAAATTGCAGATGAATATGCATCAATTATGGCTGACCTTGAGGAGGGGATGTTGAGGGACTGCAATGAGGGGATTATAACGTATGCTGAAGATTATGCCATTGAGTATCAAGCGCGTATTCTTAACGAATTTGCGAAGCGGCATGGCCTGCAGTATTTCATGGAGGAGAAATGATGGGGAACAGGGTGTATATAAGGGACATTATCCCTGGAAAGAAATATCCTAAGGGCACTGTATTTGTACAGGATGAAAGTCCTATGGATTTCAAAATGCCAACAAAGGAAGAATTGGAAGAATATAAAAAGAAGCATGATACCACCAGTCAGTAATGGCAGGTGGTATTTTAGTGTTGCAATATCGCAACGGAAAGGAACATAGATGAAGTACAGGAAAAAACCAGTGGTAATTGAGGCATTCCAGTGGACGGGAGGGCCGGAGCAGGAGGATGACCCTGAATGGATTATCGAGGCTATCAAAAGCAAGATGGCGTGGTTTGAAAATGCAGGGACACCGGATGTGAAATTCATGATTCGGACTCTGGAAGGTGTACATGAGGCCAGTGTGGGGGATTACATTATCCGTGGTGTAGCTGGGGAGATATATCCGTGTAAGCCGGATATCTTCCTTGCAACTTACGAGCCGGCCGTGACGAAAGTTTCCACGGATGTTACAGCACATCTGGATGTAGACGAAATTATTAAGGCTGTAACGAGAGACATGAAACGGACTGGTTGTAGATTATGTTAAGCACGCAGGACTATCCTGGGTGCTATTTTTACGCCCAAACACGAGCAAGGCTTTAAACTGCTGCGTGGCCAGCGACACTGATGACAATGGATGCAATAAAAATTACAGGGTGACACCCTTAAAATGGAGGTATGGATTATGAAACGTATGAACTTACAGTTATTTGCTGAGCCCGCAGCTGGAGGAGCTGAGCCGCCGGCAGGAGGTCAGAATCAGCAGCAGACACAGACCCAAACAGGGCAGCAGGCATCCCCTGCAATTGATTATGCTAAAATACAGCAGATGCTGGATGGGACTCTGGCCGCTAAGGAGGACACGGCCCTGAAAGCCTACTTCAAGCAGCAGGGGCTCAGTCAGGAAGAGATGGAGCAGGCGATTGCCGCATTCAAGCAGCAGAAGGCGGCACAGCAGCCAGATATAGGCGCAATCCAGCAGCAGCTCACCCAGGCCCAGGCAGTGGCCCAAAAGGCCATGATTGACAGCGCAGCCACCATGGCGGCGGTATCACTGGGGATCGATGCCAAAACAATTCCTTATGTCCTTAAGATGGCCGACATAAGTCAGGTCATGGGGCAGGATGGGAAAATCAACGATGAGGCACTTAAGGCAGCCCTGAACAAGGTGCTGGAGGACGTGCCGGCACTGAAACCCCAGGCGGCAGGCTCAACTGGATTTATTCAGGTGGGCGCAGCCAGCGGAGGCCAGACGCAGCAGACCGTGGACACGGAACTTGACCGTATCTTCGGGGTAAAGAAAAAATAGGAGGTTAGACAATTATGGCAGTATTAAGTTATGTTACACAGTTCCACACAAGAATCCTTGACATGTATGGACATGAGTTGATTTCGGACCCGCTGTATCACACCAATGAGGATATCAAGATTGTCGGGACGAAGGACATCAAGCTCCCGCGCCTGTCCGTGAGCGGGTACAAGGACCATGACCGCAACACGCTGGGGTACAACAGCGGTAACTATTCCAATGATTTTGAGACCAAGTCCCTTGACCACGACCGTGACATTGAGTTTTTTGTTGACCCGATGGACGTGGATGAGACCAACCAGATTGTTGCGATTGCCAACATCCAGGCACGGTTTGAGAAAAGGCAGGCCATCCCGGAACTGGACTGCTACACGTTCTCCAAGCTGTATACGGAGGCATCCAGGGTGGGTGCAACCATCAGGACAACGCCCATCACAACAGCGAATATCCTGGCAGACTTTGATGATAACTGCGAGATGTTTGAGGACCTGGGGGTGCCGCTGTCCCGCTGTATCCTGTTCTGCACGGCTGCTTACTGCAAGACACTGAAGAACGCAGAGGGCATCCAGCGTGTGATGGCGGTGAATGGGGGCAGCAACGGAATTGACCGCCGGGTACACTCCATGGATGACCTGGGGGAAATCAGGACGGTGCCGCTGGAGCGGTTTAAGACAGCTTATGACTTTACAGAGGGATACAAAGCGGATTCGACCGGTAAGCAAATCAACTATGTCCTGGTGGACCCGGAAGCCCAGGTATCCCGCGTGAAGTATGCATACATCAACACATACACGCCCGGTCATGATTCCAGGACGGCCGATAACTACCTGTACCAGAACAGGCGTTACAACGGCACGTTCGCGCTGGACCAGGAACTGAAGAAAGCGTGTATCATCAACGTGGAGGCAGGTGAGTAGGATGAAGGCAAAGAAGGAGAACAAGGTATATACAATCAATACCGAACAGGAGGCACAGCGTTATCTGAAGGATGGATACGACATCTACGATGATGACGGGAACGTGCGGGATTATTCGCCGAAGAAGAAGATTGCTTTCAGCGAATATATGAAGGTAGTCAAGGAAATCGAACGCCTTCAGGCACTTGTGGCTGAGAGGGATGCCGAAAATGGGGCGCTGAAGGCAGAAATTGCTGCACTCCAGCAGCCAGCAAGGAAAGCGGAGAGCAAAAAGGCGGGTGAATGACATGCCCTATGAACCTTATGTCACATATGAATACTACTGTGATGCATACAAGGGGACGGTAATCCCCATGGATGAGCTGGACAGGGCCCTTAAGCAGGCCAGCCGTCACATTGATTCCCTGACCTACAACCGGATTGTAGGTCAGGGATTTTCCAACCTGACGGCCTTCCAGCAGGATGTCATCCAGGACGTGGTGTGCCAGCAGGCAGACTTTGAATGGGAAAATGCGGATGAGATTAACACCATCCTGCAGGGCTATAGCATCAACGGTGTATCCGCACAGTTCGGCAGTTCCTGGAACGTCTTCACGGATAAGGGGGTTGCCATGAAGCGCGATGTGTACGCCCTGCTGTCCCAGACAGGCCTGTGCTGCCGGTTAGCGAGGTGAGGCAATGAAATATCCATGCTTAGTGCCAAGACGGCTCTGTAGGACGGACATACACATCCGCCTGGAGTCAGAGGATACAGACCACCATGGTCAGCCGGAGCGGGTGCTGGACCTGGACTTGAAATGCAACTTCCAGGACCGCGCCAAGACCATTCTGACCACAGAAAAGAAGCTGGTGCAGATAACCGGCACAGCCATGTTCCCTGGGGACATTGCCCCAGACTTCTCAACCTTAAGCGGGGGTACCGTTACTATATTCGGGGAAGAGCGGAGGATTGAACAGGGGATGAAGGCCAGGAATCCGGATGGGACGGTGAACTATTGCCAGCTGGAGGTGGTCTGATGCAGGTAAAGTCAACCGTGAAAATGAATTTCCCACGGATTAAGCAGCTGACACAGGCGGCAGTGACTGCCCTGGAGATGACAGCGGAGGCCCTGCACACGGAAATTATCCAGGCCCAGGTGATGCCTTTTGACACAGGCCACCTGGAGGAGGACAGCTTTTTTGCGGATTACAAAGAATGTGGTCAAGGGAAAGCGACGCTGGTGGTAAACACTCCCTATGCGCGGCGTCTGTATTTTCATCCGGAATACAACTTCCAGACGGATGAGAACCCGTTTGCCGGCGGCGAATGGTACGAACCGTGGCTACCTGGTGGAGTAAGCCAGGATTTTGCCAGGAATGCATTTAAGCGGTTTTACAAGAAAGTAGGTGGTGTATGATGCTGACCTTGGATGACATCCGGGGATACATAGGAGGTTTGGGAATTACGGCTGACAGGAATGTCTATATTGGGAAGCTGAACAATAAGAAGGACCATTCCATCGGCGTATACCACCGGCAGGGCAGTGGTCCTCCCGTGATGGCCCTAGGTGGTTATGACTATAGCAGCTACGATGTTCGGCGCATCTCCCTGCTGGTCCATTGGGATAGGGACGTACAGGCATCGGAACAGGCCGCCTATGGGCTATATGAGAAACTTAAAAACGTATCCAGCCTATCCATCGGGGATACACCCATCAACTGTATCATCCTCCAGGTACCGGAACCGGTTGACGTAGTGACAGATGATAAGGGCGTATACGAATATGTAATATGGCTGGATTTTGTATATCAGAGAAAGTGAGGTATGGATTATGCCAGATGCAGCAGGAAGGGTTTATCCGGTGCATAACAATGTGTTTAAGTTTGGCACGAAAGGGCTTGAGAGTATAGAGGAGGATATGGTCGTGCCATTGGATTTGGAGAACTTTGCGCCCAGCATTGATGGGACCGTAGAGGAATGGTACCCCATGGACGCGAAAGGCTGGTCAAAGTCATCCATGACGGGGAAAAAGCTGGGCTTTTCCTTCAAAGGGAAAAGGTCGGTCGGTGACCCAGGCAACGATTATATTGCCGGCCTGGCCTGGAAGTTTGGCCAGGACGTCATGACGAAGTTTGAGTGGACCATGGTATCCGGCGCAAAGCTGGCCTGTGATGTGGTCGTGAACGTGACCACACCGGGCGGCGGCGATACGACCAACATTGATACGCTGGAGTTTGAAGTGACGGGATATGGCGCCCCAACATTCACGCCGGCGCCTACACCGGGAGCATAAGGAGGATTGGATTATGGCAAGGAAAGTAGATATCACAGATAAACTGAGCTTTGAGGAAAACCCATCCCTGGTAATCAAGGGTGAGGTACTGAAGGTCAATGCAGACGCCCCGACCATGCTTAAGGTCATGGGGCTGATGTCGGCGGATGACCCCGGAATGGATGAAGTCCTGCAGGCCTACAACCTGATGCTCCCCGAAGAGTCCAAGAAGAAGATTGAAAAGCTGAAAATCGGATTTAAGGATTTGGTTACAGTCATTATGGAATCCATACAACTGATAACCGATGAGGTAGACAGCCCGGGAGAGCAGTGACCCGTACTACGACATGTTTGGGGACTGGGACCTGATTGTCTCCAGCTTCCTGTCGCAGTACGGGCTACGCATACGGACGAAGGAGTTTGAGTCAGTCTCCTGGGACGAGTTCAGGGCATTGATTGCCGGCCTGTCCCCGGAGACCGCCCTTGGCCGGGTGGTGGCCATCCGGTCCGAGACGGATAAGGACATCATCAAGCATTACACCAAGGACCAGCGCCGGATATATGATGACTGGCGGAAACGGGAAATGAAAGAAATGGATGAGAAAACCTTCGGGAAGGAGATGGCCGGCCTGGAGAGGATGTTCGCGGCCATGTGCGGAGGTGATTAAGATTGAGAAAGTAAGATGCGTAAGGTGTGGACAGACCCTCCTCCTGGCGGAATACGTCAAGGGGGAGATTAAATGTCCCAGGTGTAAAACCATAAACAGGTTGGATGTAAAAATGACAGAGCCTAGAGCCGCACCAAAGGAGTAGCGAGCCAGAGCCTGCTTTTGAATTAAAAGGCAGGTGATATGTATGGCAGCTGACAGTGTAGGCCAGATTGGCCTTGACCTTGTGGTCAACCAGAATCAATTCAAGCAGCATATGGCTGGTATTCAGGGACTGGCCAAGAAGGCAGGTGCAGCCCTTGCGGCGGCCTTTGCAGTAAAAAAAATCATAGACTTTGGTGCGCAGTGTGTTGAATTGGGTTCCGACCTGGCGGAAGTCCAGAACGTGGTGGATGTCACATTTCCACGGATGTCTAAACAGGTGGATGACTTCGCCAAGAACGCCATAACCTCCTTCGGCTTATCCGAGACCATGGCTAAGAAGTTTACCGGCACCTTCGGCGCAATGGCCAAGGCTTTTGGATTTGGTGAGCAGGCAGCCTATGAGATGTCCACGACCTTGACTGGCCTGGCCGGTGATGTGGCATCCTTCTATAACATCAGCCAGGACGAGGCCTATACAAAGCTGAAATCCGTGTTCACGGGTGAGACGGAGACCCTTAAGGACCTGGGCATCGTCATGACCCAGAGCGCTTTGGACAGTTATGCCCTGGCAAACGGCTATGGCAAGGTTACAGCCAAGATGTCAGAGGCCGAGAAGGTTGCCCTGCGGTATAAGTTCGTGCAGGACCAGCTGTCCCTGGCATCCGGGGACTTCATCCGGACGGCGGATGGCTGGGCAAACCAGGTGCGTGTCCTGAAGCTGCAGTTTGACAGCCTCAAGGCCACAATCGGTCAGGGGCTCATCAATGTGCTGACCCCGGTCATCCAGGTAATCAACCGCATCATCAGTAAGCTGATGAGCCTGGCCAATGCCTTCAAGGCATTCACGGAGATGGTGGCCGAGAGGAAGGGTGGGGGAGGCGCATCCGCGGCCACGGCCGGTATGGATGCGATGGCCCAGTCTGCGGATAAGGCCGGGGCGGCTGCCGGAGGGGCCGGAAGTGCCGCCAAGAAGGCCGCAAAGGACATGAAAAGTGTCAGCACAGGCATTGATGAGCTCAATATCATTAATCCTGATACGGATTCCGGCGGGGGAGGTTCCGGAGGCGGAGCAGACGGTGGATATGCTGCGGATGAGTTTGACATGGGCGAACTTGATACATCGGCCGTGGATGAGATGGACAGCAAATACGCGGGGCTGATTGAAAAGGCCAATGAACTTAAGAACCTGTTCATGGCCGGGTTCAAGGTCGGATTTGGCGACATGGGCGTCCTGGACAGCATGAAGGAGTCCATCCAGAGTATCAAGGACAGCCTGACGGATATCTTCACATCCCCAGAGGTAGAACAGGCCGCCACCAGGTTCACTAACATCCTGGCCATCAACCTGGGCAAGATTGCGGGCTCCATGGCGAGCATCGGGGCATCCATAGCGGATAACCTTCTGGGCGGAATCAGCCTGTTCCTGCAGCAGAATAGTGAACGAATCAGGGATTACATCGTGTCCATGTTCAATATCGGTTCCAGGATTGCTCAGATAACTGGAAGTTTCTCCAGTGCGGTAGCTGAAATATTCTCAGTATTCAGGAGCGACAGTGCAAAGCAGATAACCGCAGACATCATCGGGATGTTCTCCACTGCCTTCATGGGCGTGACGGAACTGTTAGGTAAGATTGGAAGGGATATCCTAAATGTCCTCACCAAACCAATCATTGACAATAAGGATGAAATCAAAAAGGCTGTACAGGGTCTGCTGGATACCATCCAGCCGGTAATAAGCAATATAAAGGACCTTCTTGATAAAATGTTTGACGGACTGAATGCAGCCTATGATACTTACGCAAAACCAGTTTTCGATGCATTGGCGCAGGCTCTGTCTGATGTGGTTGCCTGGTGCCTGGAAAATACAGGTACCATTGAGACAATCACTGCTGTGGTAGTAGCCTTCTTTGCCGCATGGGAAGTAGTCAAACTAGGTGAGTTCATTATTAACGCAGGAGGCGTGATAAGTGCATTCCAAGGGATGCTCACGCCAGTAACCGTGGCCACCACGGCGTTATTGGCCAATGCAAAGGCCTTTGTTACAAATACTGCGGCTAAGATTGCGGACAAGGCTGAGACTGTTGCAATCGTGGCCATGTATGCAAAGGACTTCGTCGTGGCTACGGCCGCATCTGTTGCTGCATTGGCCAAGCAGGCAGCCCAGTTTGCAATCAATACGGCAGCCAAGGCAGCGGACGCAATCGCACAGGCGGCAATGACCGCAGCAACAGTGGCCTGGAATGCAATATGTACCATTGCGACCACCTTGACCACAGCTTTTGGGGCGGCAGTTGCATTCCTTACGAGTCCCATCGGCCTGGTAATACTAGCAATTACTGCCCTGATAGCGGCGGG